CTAGCTTATGGGGGGTGGTCGACCACACCGGCGCAATCTTACGTCGTGTGCTGCTCACACGTCGTGGTTAGCACGCGCCATGCTGCCCCAGAAATAAAACTAACTATTTACACCGTATGTAACAGTCGCCCCATACCACTCGCCTTCCTACAATATGTACATTATACACCTTGCAGTCAAAATTTACCAATAGCCTCTAGCACGGGCGATGTCCGGAGTCTGACGGATGGCAGCCTCAACCGCCTCGCCCCACAGCGCTGAACACCTCTCTGCGTTCCGGCCACGCAGGCGCCACACGCTGGTTTGCACCAGGACTTGCTTTGTGTAGATGCCAGCCAGGGCGGGCTGGAGCGAGCCACAGGGCAAACTGATGTCGCCCAATAACCAACTGAGGACTTCAGCCGCATGCCCATTCAACGCCCGGATAGCTGCGTCGAGGTCAGGCAACGCACGCCGGATCCACTCCCGGAGGCCAATTCTCTCGGTTGAGTGTCTCAACAGGCGCGACGCGCGGGCCACTTCGGGTTGGTACTTTCGATAGCGGCCGAACCATGGTAACGCGTCCCTCAATGCGTTGTCCCACTTCCTCAACATGTCCGGCCCTGCAGGCGCAGGCACGTAGTGGGGTATTGCTGTAACGCCGACAGGCTTCCGCTGCTGTCTCTCATGAATAGGCGATCGCTTCAGGTCCAGGCGCCACGCTTCCCGCATTTCTGCCGCAATCTGCGGGACGTTGTCAGCTGCGATCACACCCGAAAGCTCTTCTTGCACTATCGCCGCTACGCCGGCCTCATCCAGTGGAATGCCCGACTCCTTGGCGGCGCCCCACACCCGGCCAGCCCGCCAGGTGGTGAGGTCCTCGAACTTGACTTGCAGCGCCCTCATAGCGGGCAGGGGTCTGCTAAGCGTTGTGACACCATCCCATCTCTCCAATCCGAGTCCTCCCATTGAGCGGGGCACCCTCGTGATCGCCTCGGGCACGTGGTGCTTCGCACACCAGATGTGTCTCTGTACCGCCCACCACTCGTCCGCACCGGGCAGGTTGCGTCTCACAGCCGTTCGCGAGCTCACCCACGCATGCTCCAGCTCACGTTCTGGAGAAAAGGGCGAGCTGTTCCAAGGCTTCTTCTGCACCAGCTGAGGGATTATGCGGTTCGCAAGGCCGTGGGCCACGTCCCGGTACACGACGCGCAGGAAATCCGTCTCGCCACGCTGTAAAGCAAATTTCCCTACGGCGCCAATGCCGCCCGTCTCCCGAATGCAGTAGTCCATCACTGCCAGTTTGGGCGCCGACTTGTCGAGGATGTTCGTATCGTCGCCACGAAGCCACAGATACTCAGGGGGATCCACACCCAACTCAGACATCAGTGTCTCGGCCATTTGCATGTGGACGCTGTTCCAACCGTTGCCAATGAGGGATGTCCATCGGAGTCCGCTCATCAAACCTCCGAGCACGCGGAATACCCATTCACTGGCTCCATCCCGTGCGACCAGCTTCGCCGAATCAAAACCTCGCAGAATGGAGGACCGCGTTGTGTCGAATTCCTGCCACTCAGACACTGGCACATTCCGCCTCGCAGCGTCGATAATGTAGCCACAAATCAGCTTGATCTCGTCGAGGCTTGGCTGGTGGTCGAAGGCGGCAAAGTCATACGGCAATCCGTACCGATCGCAGACTGCATCGAGAGTGAGCAGTATACGCTGATGTTCCTCGTAGACGTCTTCACTGAGCGTCGCTCCCTTCCAACCTCGGTAGAAGTCGCCGGCGAGGTAGGACAGCCAAGACATGTCGATGTACGTTAGGAAGTCACTAGACACCGCCAGGCATATTTTGTTAGGTTCGTTCTTCTCGATAGCCCAGTTCATCTGGTCGTGTGGAGCCAGACACAGTCGCACGATCTCGTCCATGGGGACTACATCTGCGACGAAATTCTTCCGTGCCTTGATGTGTTGCCGCTTGCCAGTTCTGTCCGTGAACCACAGTTTCCCGATGGAACACGACCCAGATGTGAGCCACTCACCGCCCCGAATATATGCTTCCTTGGACATGTATGGAGGGAGGGTCGTTGCCGGGTAGGCCTTGAGTGCCAATGGGGCGGCAGCGCAAAATCGTTCCCAGTGGAGGGCGCTGTCCTCGTTCCCGCCTTCTGCTAGTTTGCGGGCCTCTTCCTTGTAATCGAACCCCGGCTGCGGGCGAAACTTGTAACCAGTGAGGCCGCCCATCTCGATCAACGACCATGGCTTCTCCACCCACGTTGTAGTCTTGACCCGATTGTTGACGAACTTTGCAACTTCTGAGAAGTGAGCGGCGCCCGCGTCGTACAAACCAAACCCCCTGGTCAACTCCCACCACTCCTCACCCCAACATAGC